TCCTTTAGATACTAATACAGCTTTCAGATTAGTTTTTCAATCAGGATGGACACATTCTTCTACTGGGGCTGTTCCTAATGGTTCTACATATGCTAATACATTTTTAGTACCAAGTGCTTCATTAGGGTTGAATGATAAACATCTTTCTTATTTTAGTATATCTAGTGGTAGTACGGCTTCTTTAATGGGTATTGATGATGGAAATAATTCAGATGGACTTGTTCCTAACTTTTCTAATGCTGGAGATAATTATAGTAGCTTATCTGCTCCTGCTGCTTTAAAAAGTGGAGGCGTTTCTTTAGGTTTTCATTTGATTACTAGAACCTCTTCTACTAATTATTCTTATTTTAGAAATGGAGCTAATAAAATAACCACAACTGCAACAAGTTCTAGTAACTCTAATTTATCTATCTATATAGGTGCTAGAAATTTAAACGGAGGAGGTTCTCAAGGTACATCAAGAGGATGTAGTTTTGCTTCTATAGGTTCAGGATTAACAGATACAGAAGTAACTAACTTTTATTCAACTGTTCAAACATTTCAAACTTCTTTAGGAAGATAAACTTATTATATATAAAAAATAAAAATATGAAATTTACATTTGACTTAGTACAAAATTTAAATTATGGAGGTATTATTTCTCCTAATAATTTGAGAATAGAAATAACTGGAGAACCTTTTCTAGCAGAAGATAATAAAAAATATATTACTATTAATTATACAATTTCTTTTATTGGAGAAATTGGAAATAATGAAGATTTGAGATATGAAAATATTTTATATCGGTCAGAATCAACTTTAATTCCTTTTCAAGTAATTGGTTTATTAGCAGATTTAGAAAATCAAAAACCAATAATTAATATGTTTTTATCTCAATTTACATTTAAAGGTTTTTTAAAAGATTTTGTTTTACAAATACCATAATAAAATGTTATTAATATTAGCAATTTTGATTGCAAGTATTTTAATACCTATTGGGTTTATATATAGCATTCTAAGGCATTTAAATGGAATATTAAAAGTAGGTAATAATGTGGCTTATTTAATAGACATTATAGGAAATGTTATTTGTGCTGAATTATTTAATGATTTATTAATAATTAATAAAAATGTACATCTTTTCGGAAATAAAAGAGAAACTATAAGTGAAGCTTTAGGTATTAATTATTTTCAGAGAAATTTAACTAAGTTAGGATATAAATTATTTTTTTTAGTCGAATTGCATGATTATAAACATTTTCATAAAGCATTAAATATTCCTTACAGTAAAGAAATAAATAATGATAAAAAAAAAAGAATTTTTAAATTAATTACAATTTATTCTGTTTTAATTTTTTTATTTTTAATATTATTTATAATATAATTAATTTATGGAAAAAGTTTATATAAAAATTGACAATCAAAATTATCAAATTAAAATAGAAGATGAAAATTTTTCTTTTTATAAAGAAGGAAAAGGAGAAGTTATAGTAGAACGGGAAAAAGATTGTTTTGATTTAAAATATAAAGAATTAAATATGCCTAATCTATCATTTAATATTTCTGAAAATGGAAATTATAAAGTAACATTTAATAGTACTATAAATATTCCTTATAAAGAAATTGTAGTTTCTAATAATGAAGCTATTATAAATATACCAGAAGGAACTTATACAATTGATTCTATAGTTTTTGAATCTAATGAATGTTTAAAAACTTATAATACTCCTATAGAAATAGATTGCCCAATACTTCCTCATTGTAATTGTTCAGGAAATAATGGAGGAGATTTTGAAATACTTAGTATAACAAATGTTTCTGAAGAATTTTATGATATACAATTTGATGCATGTAATGTAAGGCCTTTTAATTGGAAAATAGAAAATGAATCTGGTAAAATTGTTAAAGAAGGTTCAGTAATCCCAACTTCTAGTATTATAAAAATTAATTTATCTGGTCTTTTAAATGGTAATTATATTTTAAAAGCGTCTTCAACTGGATGTGTAGGAAACGCTAGTAAAAATTTTAGCATAAATAATTCTATAAATATTATTACTAATGATTTTGTAAAATTAGTTTCTAATCAAGGAGATTTTGAAATAAGAGGAGATGCTTATAATCTTCAAAAATCATCAGGTATAGATGTAATTTCTTATTTAGATTTACATTGGGGAAAAATAGAAAGACGTAAAGATGTTTATAATTTTGGAGAAGTTGATTATTTATTAAATACGTTAAAAGAAGATGGATTAAAAATAATATTATGGTTTAGTCCTTATCATTGTCATGATACTGCTATTCATGGATGGGACGTACATAATGAAGATGGTACTACTAGCTTTGTTGATTGTAATTTAACTAGTTATCTCCCAGATACTTCTTGGGAAAGAGATAGATATGGTAGAATTGGAGGTATTAATTATAATTTAAATAGAAAATGTAAATTTACATATTCAGACGATTATGCTAAAAATAGATATTTATCATTTGTGGCTAAAACCATAGATTATATAAATAAACATGAAAATAAAGATGTTATTGAAGGTATTGGATATATAGACGGTACTTATAACGAAACAGGATTTTTTACTCAATCTACAAATACACTTCCTAATAATACAGATTTAGGATATGCTGAAATAGATAAACAAAAGTTTCGACAATATTTGCAAAATAAATATTCAAATATAGGAAATTTAAATAACTCTTGGGGAGTTAATATTACATCATTTAATAATATTAATATTCCTGAGCCACCTGAATATTCTAATGGAAATATTATAGATTATTCTAATAATAAATCTACACAAGATTTATTTGAATTTAAAGTAAAATTATATAAAGAGTTTTACGAATCATTTGTTAATGTAGTAAAGAATCCTTCTTCTTTTGAAAGTTATTTATCTAATAATACTAATTTTACAACTTTTGCTTATATTACAGAAAACTTTACATCTGCACAAGGATTAACATGGGGTGTAGCATATTTAAAAAGTATGTATTCTATGTTTGATGCTTATCTTTCTTCTAATACCGCAGGAGAAACACCTTTTCATACAAATAGTTATTTAGGAGATTTATATTTAAGACAATGTACATTCTTAGGTACATTTCCTAATAAATCTTACGGTTTTGAAAAAGATTTTGATGCTGTTGAACAAGGTACAGGTATTTCATATATAAGTAGTAGAATGATGGATAAAGGAGTAAAATATGTTGTAGTTGCTTTGCAAGATACTGTTGAAAAATTAAATAAAAACGTAGTTAGTGATGATGGAAAATATAGAAAATTACATGAAGATATAAAAAGAGCTAAACAATTATATTTTACAAATAAAAAAGTAATCTATCCTATAAATACAGGAATTTTAGAGTATTCACAAAAAAATGCTTTACTAAATCCTCATAATCCTGAAAATATAAAAAGTACTTGGATTGAACAAACAAATATAAATTCAGGAAATCTTTCAACAATAAAATTAATTAAATGTAATGACTAATAAAATATTTATACGTCAGGATGTAGTAAATTATTCTTTTGGTGTTTATATAGACGAACCTTCTAATATATCTGCACCTATTGTAACTCCATATTTAAATGGTAGTCCTCATCCTAATGGTAGTCAAACAGCAGTATATGATAGTGGACGAGGAGTTTGGATTAGTGCGTTTGCATCACCTTCTATTGTAGGAAATCAAGATATTGTGTATGAAATTAATATTAATGGAGATATTAAGAAAATCCAACACGTAGGTAGTTATACTTCTGGTATAACAGGATGTGCAAACGGAGATATTTGTTTAGAAGGAATAAATGTATCTTTAGTCTGTGGAGAAGGATACACTATTTGTTTTAAAGAATTTATAGGTCAATTAAATCAACCTATTAGATTTAGAGTTCCTTCTATTCCTACATTAGCAAATTGGACATCTCCAACATGGGTTGCAGATAATAATGATATGTTTGGTTATCAATATGTATATGATTTTGTTGTAGGACAAACGTATACATTTGATGTAGAAATGACAGATGATAAAGGAACAGTTATAAAAAGTGGAAATATAACAATTCGTCCTAATCAAATTAATTGTGGTTCTCCTACAACAGCAATAGCAGTTAATGATACTGGTATAACTGGTACTATAGGAGTAGAACAAACTTTTAATGTTAGTACTAATGATACACCTTGTAATAATTCTGCTACCACAACTTATGTTTTACAAGGAACACCTTCAAATGTAAATGTATCTTTAGCTCCTTCTACTGGAATAGCAACATTTACACCTACAGCAAGTAATTGGAGTTTTCAATATGCAATTTTTTGCAATGGAGTAAAAAGTAGTGAAAATGCTACAGTTAGTGGTACAGCAGTAGCACCTTGTCAAAATGTATCTTTAAATAAAAATACATTAAATTCACAAACACAAGTAAATTCTCCTGTATTAGGTTCTATTACTTTATTAGGAGATGCTCCTTTTACCTTAGGAGCTGTTAGTGGTATTCCAACAGGGTCTACAGTATCTTTAACAGGTAACTCAATTTCTTTAATAGGTAATACTACAGTTGTAGGGACTTATAATTATAGTATAACTGTTACAAATTGTACAAACGGTAGTTTAACTATTACAGGAACAATATCTGTAAATACAGCTCCTAGTTGTCCTGTTCCTCAAGTAACAACAAATTTATCTCCTTTATCTGGAACACAGACCATTGCTTATACAGGAACAATTCAAGTTAGCAATACTACATCTATAAATATAACTGGTCTTCCTAATGGTTTATCTTATAATTTAAGTGGAAATACAGTTACTATTTTAGGAACTCCTACAGTATCTGGCAGCTTTATTTTAACAGCAACTCTAACAAATAATTGTGGAGGAGGAAATACAACAACCACATTAACTAATTACCCTTTAGGAACATTAGTTATTCAAAGTCCAACTACAGCAGATGCTAAAAATGATATTATAAATGTAGAAGTAAATCAAAGTAAAATATTTGATTTAAAACTTGATAACGGAAGTGGTATAGATATTTTATGTAGTAATAATGATGTTACAACATTTTCATTAGTTACACTTCCTACACATGGAAATATATCAGGATTTAATTCTAGTACTGGTATAGGTACATATAATCCAAATATTGATTATGTAGGAACAGACGGAGCTACTTATAAAATAATGTGTAATGGTGTACAAAAAGATACTGCTAATATCACTTTTAATGTTTCTTCTAGTAATGCTGTTGGTGATATAACAGGAGAAATTAATCCATATTGCAATAAAGAATATGTTTATACATTTAATCAAACATCTGGAAGTTTAATTTCTTCATATAATTGGACTGTACTTGGAGGAACTATTAAACATGGTAACGGAACACCAAGTATATTAATAAAATGGGATGAAAATATTTTTGGAAATAAAACTGTTAAAATAAGTGTAAATAATCCTAGTCCTTTTATTTTTACTAAACAAGTAAATGTTACATGTGCAAAAGCAAATGACGATGTTTTTGAATGTGTAAATGGAGAAACAATAACTGTTAATGTTACAGGAAATGACGCATTATGTAATATAGGAACAAGTAAAATTATGATTACTACTCCCCCTGTAAACGGTTCTATAACTTTTCAAAATCCATTTTTAGGTGTATTTTCTTATAAACCAAATGCAAATTTCTTTGGAAAAGATATTTTTAAATACAAAATATATTGTAATAATATAGAAATGTCAGAAGCTACAGTACTTATTAACTCTATTAATACAGACCCTTGTTATGGAAAAACAAATGAAGCATGTTGGATAAAAACAGATGAATGGAAATGTGTTAAAGATGATAAAATGAGAATGTGGAAAAATACAAATGTATGTTATGTAGGAGAAAATATAAAATGGGTTAGAGATGGAAAATGCGAAAACTGCTAAATAAAAAAGTAACAAAGGGGGAAAAATCCCCCTTTATATATCATAATATAATTTTTTGCATCTACTTATTAACGCTTTAACACTATTATAAGTTCGTGTATCTTTAAAAAACTCATTATAAACATCAATAGGAGGTCTATTGATGTTTTCTTTTATAATTTTAAGTGTATTTAATGTTACTTGAGATTTTTTTACTTTTCTATTGTAAATAATATCTCTTTCATATGTTAATTTGTAATGTTTAATAGTAATATTATTAGATAAATAAAGTTTATCTTCATGTGATAAATTATCAATCTCAAACTTTTTATATTTTAAATATAAAACAGGAACATCTACAAATTCTATTTTTTTATTTTTTATAGATACAAATTGCTTTGTTTTTTTACAAAACAATGTTTTATAACTTAAATTCTTCATAATTTTTATTTTCATGATAATTTCCTATTACTTCAAGATTTTTTATATCTATTTTTTGAAAAAAATAAATATCTTCATTAAATTCACTTAAAGGTATTCCTACAAAACAAAAATATTTATCAGACCAATTTATTTTACAAGTTGTTCTATGGGTATAATGTTTTACAATATCTCCTTCATATATTTCTTTTCCTGTTTTATCTTTTAATCCTGTAATTTGTTCAAAAATAAAGTTTTCATCTTCAAATATTCCATTTAAAGTATCACTATAATCAAAATTTCCAAATTTAGTATTTTGTGTATATTTATTATTTATTTTATCCCAAGCTCTAAATTTAATTTCTCTCATATTATTTTAATTCTCATCTTCTAAGTTAGAAATTCCTTTTTGTTGTTCTTTCTCTTCTCCTAATAGAAATAACTTTGCTTTTAATTTATAAGCTTCAAATGTATTCATTCCATCTTTTCTAATAATTATTCCTTCTGCTGGAACATCATTAGTACAATATGTACATTTCTTTTCTAAATTAAATGAATTATGTAAAACATCTACAAAATTCTCTTGCCATGCTTCTTTACTTCCATTAGATTTGTTTTGTAGAAGTTCTCTAATTGTCCCAAAGAAATAAATAGGAGGTGTATCAATATTATATTTCTTACAATAATTTAAAATTTGATTATGAGAAAATTCAATCACTTGACCATTTGGTTTTGTATATGTTATTCTATAACAGAAAAATCCGTGTTTTTTTTCTTCTTGAACTAATGCTGAATAATCATAATTTTTTTGAATCCATTTACCATTTGGTGTCATTCCTACAATTTCCCCATATAACGTAATCCCTTCTTCAATCTTTCCTTTTAATTCTTCATTTACAACACCCCAAATATCTTCATTATAATAACCTTCTGAAGCATTAGGATTAATATATTTGTTTTTAAGAACACTTCGACTTGAATACAAATTTCCATACTCTGTTGTGACAATATGTATTCCAAACCACTTAGCTAATTTTTCTTTCCATGTTAGTTGTTTGTTAATTAGCACATTAGAATAAACAGAACTTGTTCCATGAATCTTATTTGAAATTACAATAACATCATCTAAATTAAAATATGAAATACATTTCATAAAATGAGCTGTACTTTCATGAAATCTAAATTGATTAGGTACAATTTTATCAAACTTATTTTCTAATTTTCCTGTAGCTGTTCTTTCTTGTTTTTCTTTTGAAGAATTTTGAATTTTAAATTTCTTACAAATCTCTACACCATTAATATGTGTAAATTCATCTCCTTCTTTAAAATTTAATGGTGTATTTAAATATTCTAAACAAGAAATTGGAAGAACAATACAACTACTAACAACACCTTTCATTTTCTCTGCTTTTACTTTCCCACTATCAGCAAAATATCCTTTTTTTGTATTGTCAACGTTTTTAGTGTTGTCTCTATATAAATTATTATTAGAAAGAAAATCTTTGCTTAGAACAGAAGCAAATGGAAAATAAATATATAATTCCCCTTGCTGATAAGTTTTTGGTACTAAACAATTATTTCCATACACCGTAATCATTTTAAGATTATCAAATCCTTCTATGGATTGTAAATATGGGAGCTTAATAATGCTCCCACAATAATTTTCGTGATTTTTCTTTACTTCAAGTTTCATTTTTATCTTTCTAATTTGTTAACATTAATTTCAAGATTATCTAAAAATGATTCATTATCCATATTTTTGAAATTCTTTTGAGTAAAATATTCTCTTAAATGTAAAAGAATAGCATTACGTAAATGAATATCATTCATCTCATCTACATAAACATCTCCTTTACTACTGCTTTTATAAACTGGATAGATTGATTCTCCTAATGTTTTAGCAATTAATTTAATTTCTTCTTTTGTTCCTTCAACAATAAGTCCTGATTTAAATACGTGTTTCATTGTTTCTTTTTTATTTAAAATTTCTTTTGCTTTAATTATTTTATAACCAAGTTTTTTATAAAATTCTTTATCACCGTAAGTGTTGCTTTTATAGATTAAATCATTTAAATCATAGCAAGTATTTTCTTTATACTTTTTATAGTTTATATGTAAATTTCTTCCTCCTATTTCGACAATCATTTTATTTATTTCTGAAGACTCTTGTCTTGTCTCACAATGAATAGCTGCATTTTTACCAATTAATTCTTTTAATTTCATAATTTTTTAAATTTAGTAATTTTTAAATGACATCCTAAAATCCCTATTTGAAAATGATAACGATGTAATTCCTTATCTAATTTAAAAGAAGACCAACTAATACATATTAAAAGATTTAAATCATAATAAAAAGATATTTCCCATCCATTTTTACAATATAATTCTTTAGAATATGTACCTAATATCACACCAAGAATTTTTTTCATTATGTAATTCTTTAAATTTTTTAATTAATTCATTTTTAAAAAATTTTGATATTCAACTAAACCGTCTAACCATTCTTTAAAACTTTCTTCTGTTAAATCTTTTTTAGCATAATTACATGTTTTACAACAAGGTTTAACATTATCAATTGTATATCCTTTAAAATTATTTGTTCTATCTACTCCATTATAAAAATAATAATCTAATCTACCTTTAGATTTTATTTTCATAGAAGGTGATTTATTGCAATAAACACAATTAGAGCTTGTTATATTTGAAAATTCTTCTAATGTTAAAGTAAAATCATAATTTCTTTGAACAGCTCTATTTTTATATACTGAATAAAGATGTAATAAACCAGCTTCATAGTCTGAAATCTTATTTTTAATATTATTTACAGCTATCTTAAAATTTTCTTTTTGCAAACAACCACAACTTTTAGAAGAACCATTTTTTCTTGTTAAATGAGTACCTAATATACTATATTCAGCAGACCCACAAGAACATTTTACAATATAATAAGCTCTTTTTACCTTATTTTTACCGTAAAATTTATATCCTGCAAAATCTTTTACATATAATTTTCCAAAAGTTAACCCTGTTAAATCTTTATCAGGTACTTCTTTAAATCTTTTACAACCACAAGAAGCATTAGAATTAGATTTTTTTAAGACGGATGTTTCTTTTCTTACTATTTTCCCACAAACACACTCACATTTCCAACATGGGTATTTTCTTCTTGGATGATGATTATATCCATCAAAATCAATAACTTTTAAAAAACCATAAGTTTTTCCTATTAAACTCTCTTTTAGCATATTTTAATTATGTNNACATAATTAAAATATGCTAAAATATATATCTTATTTTACACCAAGGAATATATTCATTAGAAATAAATTTAAATTCTTCTACTAATTTGTTTTTTAATTCAAATTTGTATCTGAGATTTTTACCTCCATAATTTGAAATTTTAAATTCTTGTAATTCAGGATTCCAGAGAAAACTTTCTGCTAAATGTAAATTTTTTTGAATATTTATGTTATGTAAATATTCATTACTTGTAAGAAATATATTTTCTGAACAAGCTTGTTTTTTAAATTCATCAGTTGTTTCTTGATTTATTATCTTAAATAGTTCTTTATAATCTTCTAACCAATTTTTATAATAAACAATTGGACTAAAATTAATATGAGTAGAATATCCTTGTGAAATTAACTTATTTAAAAATTTAATTCTATTCATTATAGGACTTGTACCTTTTTCTAATATTTGCTTAGTTTTTTCAGGCATTAAACTCATTCTAACTCTTATTTTACTTTCTGGATTATAATCTAATAATTTTGTATTAACCCATTTAGTAGCAAATGTAGCAGCAAGTTTTGGATGATGTTTAAAATAATCAAATACAAAGAACCAATTATAATATTTCCACATAAAATTTATGTCAGTATCACAAGATATATCCACAAAATAATAAATAGAATCTACTTGATTCGGTATTTTAGGAAACGGTTTATCTTGGATTGCTAAATCACATTGTTTTAAAATTTCATCTGTATTTGTATTAATATAAATTTTTTTTCTCCCAAATCGAGCTACATAACAGTAATGACAAGGGTTATCATAAAAATCAGATTTCAAATGAGAGCATCCAAGTACAAAATGTCCACTTGTATAATCTCCACTTCTACCATTTTCCTTGCAAGCAATAGTTTTTGTTTTTTGATGTTTTAATTCAAACATTAATTATATAGTTAAAATATATTGTGCAATTTTAATCGTTTTCTTTAAATCTAATAGAGACTTCTTTCCTGTAAAAATAGATATTTCAAACCCATAATTTTCTAAAAATTCTTCAAATGTAATTATCTTATTTATATATAAATACAATCCATAGATTACAAAAGTAAAAAAACTGTCCATTTGGTAGCAATACATTCTTTTTCTATAAAAATTTTTTACAGATTTATATAATTCATTTTTATATTTAGCTCCAAACTTTTCTTTAACTTCTTTAAGATTGTTTTTTAAAATAATATATTTATATATAGAAGTATTTATAGTGTCTTCTTTATTCGCAATAAAATCTTGAGGACTACTTTCTCTTGTTACTACTAGTTCATTAAAAAAATTAGAGAGTTTTTCAGCTTGATTGTAATTTAAATCTTTACTTTTAGTAAGTTTCTTATATAAATCAAAATCTCTATGCGAAACATATAATAAACAGAAATAAAATAGTTTTTCTATCTTGTCCTTATTTCTTTTATTAACATTCATTTTTCATCATTTTTAAAAGTTTCTTTTTATAAGATTTATCTTTTGCATAACTTTTTACTAAACAGTTTATAAATTGATTCTGAGAGGTTATTTTATAATAATGTATAAAATCTCTTTCCCATAAAATATAATCTCTTACACTATCTATTTTATTAGCATAAATACAATATTTAGTAGAAGTACAATTTATATATATTTTTCTTTTATTAATTTTAAATCCAAATAAGTTATTATATTTTTTACATAACTTAGAAGTCCCATTTCTTGTTTCTAATCTATAAATAGCATTTGCAACTTTAGGAAACTTCATAGAAGAAAATAAAGTATTGTTAGCCCAAGTAGAATGAGCTAACAATAATAATACTAAAAGTTTTTTCATAGTGAATAAATATTATTTGAATATAATGTAGTATCAAGTATAAATACGTCACCATTAAAAAAATGAATCTTATCTCCTTCTTCTATAAATGTATCTACTTCTTTATTTAAAAGGATTTTTTCTGGAGTTATTTGAAGATATTTTTTAGTAAGTGAAAATTTTTTATTTTGTTCTGTTTTCAAATATTCAGCTTCTTCTAAGCCATTATATTCCCATTGATTTTGATGTGTAACATAAGCTATAGGAGATAATTGATTTATTATCCAACAAAGTTTTTCTTTATTATTTGGTAATTTATTATATTTAAAAGCATCAAATAATAACGATAACACTCCTTTAAAAGTGCTATGAAAATCATTATCTCCAAATTTTATTGCTATTTTGAATTTATTCATACTATTTTGTTTTATTAAAAAAATACAAAAATAATAAAAAAAATCATATTTATAAAGCAAAAAAAAGTTTGTTTTCTTTTCTTACTCTAATATCTTTTCCTTTTATAAGAAAAGTTACAATTTTTTCTATTTCATTTTTATAAAATTTTTTATATAAACCAATACCATATAAAAAATAATAAATATCATCAATTGAAAAATTTCCTTTTTCAAATAAAAATTCTTCAATTACAAACTTTACTTGTAAAATTCTTTCTTTATTCTGCATTTTTTAAAATGTTATTTGATAATGATTTGATGTGTGAAAGTTTTTGTGTTAAGTCTTTAATTGTTAATTCTTCTATATTATTTACATCTGATAAGAAATGTATTTGAGTAGCTAAAGATTTAATTTCATACTTAGAAGAATTATTTTTACTTAATTTTTTTCTTTCATCTAATTCTTTTTTAGCTCTTTCAAAAGAAGGAAAAATATCTGCATCTATGTGAGAAGAAGGAATGAAATTAACAGATTTAATTTCTAATTCATAATTTCCTACATTTTTAAATCTATAAACTTTTTGTCCTTCATAAGTAGTTTCTCCTGTTTCAAATTTGTATAATTGAGAAAATACTTTAGGATAATCAGAAAATTTAAAATTAGGAGTAATTTGTTCATAGACATGACTTATATTAAAATAAGGAACATCTTGAATACAAATATATTTATTAATTGGCTCTACTTTCATTTTTAATCTTTTCTATATTTTCATTTATAATTTCTGATATGTCTAATAATAAATCATCTTTTAAATTTTCATAAGGAATAGAATAAACGTCTATCATATCATCACCATATTTTTCGATATATACTTCCACTTTAACACCTTCTATATTTAAATAATTAATTAAATGTGTAGCATTACCAATAGTAAAGAATGGAAGTTCTGCTCTTATATCTGACACATTAAAACTACCATATTCTTTAATAAGTTCTTTAATTATTCTTATAATCAGTTCTCTATTCATATTTAAAATTCATTTACATCTTTGAAGTTTATACTTTTAAGCACTTTTCCGTCTTTCCTCTTTACTACAAAAGGATATTCTGTATATTTTGTAGAAACAATATAGGTTTCAATAATTTCTCCTAATTTATTTGGGTGTGTTCCATTTGCATAAGCATTTACAGTTTCTTGAGCTTCTTCAAATGTTTTACAATATTTAGAGAAGTTTGATTTTTCTACTTTATCAAATTCTTTTTGTAACTCATCCACTGTAACAGAACTAAAAAGTGAGACATTGCAAAGTACCCACCATAAATCTACAATTGCATTAATTACTTCTTTTCTATCTTTATTTTTAATTCCGTCTTTTAATTCTTGTAACTCTTCTTCAACAAGAGAAATAGCTAAAGGAAGTTTAGAAGTATCTCCAAATTCATTTTCACCAATTTCTAACCATTTGTAAATATTTTCTGTAGTTTCTTTCATATTATTTTTTTAAATTTTTAATTAAGTCTTCTACCATTTCTTCTGTATATAATTTTTTTTTATTTACTAAATTAGTAGTGTATAGCTCTAAATCATATAATTGACTAGTATCTGATGTCATATATAATGTTACTAAGTTAGTAAATATTTTTTGAGAAGTAGTTAATTCTTCATTCATAACTTCTTCTTCTACTTCATATCCCATTTCTTTTTCAACTTTTCTTAAAATATTTTTAGGAATAGCTAATCTTCTAAGATTGTCAATATTGTAAAATATATCTTTACTATCATTTAATAAAGCATCTAATAATCTTTTAGATTTATTTTTATAATATTTACCATCAGATTTTAAATATATTCCCGCTTGTTGTAGAAGCATATACGCTACTAATGATAAAGATATTCCTTTTTCAATTTTGTAGTTTTTATTTTCCATTTTTATAAACTAAATTATTTTCTTCGTTATAAATTTCTATTGTAGAAAATCCTTCATTTTTTTCTGGAGAAATAAATTCTTGAGTTTCTAATAATAATTCATTATTATAAAATTCTTTTTCAGCAACAAGCTCAAAAGGATGATTTCTTGATAAAAATTCTTTAACTTCTTCTTTAGAAGAATCTGTAAAAAATTCTTCCCATATTGTACTTTTTACTAATATTCTCATAAACCATATCTTTTAATGTTATTCTTTTGTTAAATTAAATGCTTCTAATGTATATTTAAACGGATTTTCAGGAATATTTTTTATACAATCTAATACCATATTTGCTATATATTGAATTTCTTTCTGAGCAGCATCATCTGCTCTCAATGTATAAAAATTATGAAAACAACTCATATTCATCATTACACTTAATGTAATTTGATTATTCATTGTTTTAAAAAATCTAGCTGATTCTTTAGCTCGTTTTCTACCAACAGTAGGTGCTATATCTTTTAAACATTCGTGGTATAAAAAATTACCAAGATTTGAATAATCTTTTAAAACATCATTCCATGTATTAGTTTTTTCATAATTTAATGATTTACCTGATATATTATATAGAGATTCACAGGCTTCATCTGATAAATTTAGAGAATTCCAATCTTCTGGTAAATATATTTTATCTTCTTTTAATTCTTTATATCTTGCAGATTCTCCGTTTGTATTAGCAAGTCTATGTTTAAGTAAATGAATATGAGAAGCTTGTTCACAAGTAACATTAAATTCAATAATACCTCTTTCAAAAGGAGTTTTATGAGATTTACCAGAACCGTTATTCCATAATTTATTTACTAATAAATCTCTAATCTGCTCATCTGTTTTTAAATTTACATCAATTTGAGTAGATGTCCAAGCTGCTCTAGCAATAGCTCTATCACCTCCATACCATCCTATAAGTTCAACTTTATTATTCATTTTAATTTATATTTAATTATTATTATCAAATTTAAAAAATTCCCATTATTACTAATGGGAATTTTATTTTTTAAAAATTAATCCATAAATTCATTAAAAGATGTCCAATTATTTTCTTTACAAAGAAGAATTAAATATCCTATTACATCTGCAATATCATTTTTTCTTAATAAATCAGAATTTTTAATTCTTGATAATTTATCATCTATTCTATTTCCTACTTTACATTTTCCAGAAAAAATATTTAATGGTTCTAAAGCTGAATTTCCATATTTTTTATTTTTATATTCTAATAATTCAGCAATATTATTAGTAATTTCTTTAAAATTATCAATATTAGATTTTTCTAATGTATTTATTTCTTTTTCTAAAGAAATATATTTCTCTAAAAGTTTTTTTTGATATTTTGCAACAGGAGTGTAGTCAATATATTTATTATCTAATAAATAATTTTCTGTAATTTTTATTAAATAGTTTCCTGCAATAAGACCATATTTTTTAGCAATACCGTTTTTTATTACTGTATTACTTAGCATAACTTCTTTATGATAACTAATATGATAAACCTCATTATCTATTTCTATATAATAAAAATTCAAAGGGTTAAATTCTTTTTCATGAACAGAAACATTTCCATATTTTTTATTATAAGCTTTACTGTTATATTTAAAAACAGGAACATTTATTAAATGTTTAAACTCTTGTTCAAATTTATTAATATTCATATTAAATTTCGTATTTTTGTTTTAATAAAGTAATTTCTTTTAAAAATTCTAAAGTGTTACTTATATTTGTTATATTAATTTCTAAAATATCTCTTTTTTTTCTGCCTAAATACTGAGCAAAAAACTCTGTTCTTTCTTTTTTATTTAAATTTAAAATTTCTAAAGCTTTTTTAATAGATTGAATTCTTCCTTTTTCTCTATTATAAACATCATTTTTATGACATTTGACAGAAGATTTAACAAGTTCAAATCTATCTTGATTGATAAAACATTCTGTAATTTTTTGTTTTTCATCATGTTTAAAATAAACCCAATAAGGATTTTTGTTTGTAATTTTAATTTCCATTTTCTTTAAAAAAATCAAATAAACATTTTAATAATACAGCAGTAAAAACAATATTAAGTAATGGAGATAAAATAGCAAAAGCTACTCCAATAAAAAGGTGATAATTTGTTTTATACCCTAAATGAAAAACATATGAGGGTAAAAAAGTATTATCAATTATACATAATAATATAAATAAAAAAGCAGATAAAAATGCAGGTACTATATATAATATCATTTTCTTTTTAAAATATTAATAGGTTCTAATCTATTTGCAATTCTTTGAAAGTCAACCCATTTAGCAGCATCTTTTTCTTCCCAAAACATTTTACATTTTGTTTGACCGTTTATAGTAAATTCACCTTTATACATTTTTTGTTGAGTTTTAGTATTTTTATAAACTCTAACACATTTATATTTTTCACTAGAGCCTAAAAAATTATAATTTGTAAAAATATTAGGTTTTTTATAAGAAGTTACATTTTCCATCTAATTCTAAGAATTTATCACTGTTAAAAATTTCTTTTCTTTTTAAAACATCTAAAGGATGTTCTGAATAAATTACTTTATCTTTATCTAACTCATTTCCTAAATACCATAATCCATTTCCTACTAATAAATAATATAAATTTTTATTAGCTTTTAAAGCATTTATAATGTTATTAAAAAATATATGATTATAATGACCATTAGCAAACTCTTTATTTAATAATAAAATGCCTTTGGTTTGCCAATCTATTAAATCAGCATTTAAATTATATAACAACCCTTTCTCTTTTTTAATTCCTTCTTCAATTGCTAAAAGAGTTTTTGGTTTTTCTTTCTCAAATGTAGAAAAAGCTAATCCGTTATTAAATTTATTAGGATAAGAATGTTCGCTTATTATAACTGATTTTAATTCATAAATATCATTAATAAAACAATTCCACCTATTTGATGTAATAGGAAATATATTTTCTTTTTGCTTTAAATTATATAAATAATCTTGATAATCTTTACTAATAATATAATCAAAAAGAAGATTTATCCAACTATCATCCATTTTAAAAGCTGCTACACCAATTATAGGTGGAATAATTAAATCTTTTTCTTCTTCTACATGAAAATAAACATATTCTGATTCTATATGTTTATAATTATCAATTTCAAAAAGTGAATATGTTGACGATGTGAATTTATTGTAAACGTCAATCATAAACAAATTTTTTTCTTCTAATATGGCTCTTTTTATTTTAGAAGTTTTCACTTTCCATAAATTTCCTATAATTTCTGCTTTTACAATATAGAATTTTTTATTATCAATTACTCTCATTTATATTTTTTACTATTAATTTAAAATTTTTATTTATTGTATCTCAATCCCTTTGTATATGTATAATAATTCATTTTATCCTTATTATGTAAAGTTTCTTGATACCAATTAATTATTAAACCTTTTGGTTGATTAGTTTCAATATCAATTCTAATATCATCAAAACTAATAAAATATATAGTATCAAATCCATAAATACCTCCTACATAATCTACCCACCCATCTTTATTTAAGTTTTGTTTATTAGCAAATAAATTAATATATTTTTCACAAATACTTTCATATTGTTTTTTTAAATTATTATTTATATTTTTCATATTTATAAAATTTAAATTTTGATAATATTATTAAAGAAAGATTTATTAAAAATGAAGCAGGTTTTATTCCTAACTCTTTACAATATACGCTACGTTTATCATTAGCTAAATAAATTAAAGAATTTAAATCTATATAATATCCTCTTCCTAATAATTTATATTTTTCTTTATTATTAATGTATTCTTCAACTGAAACATCAATAATTTTATTTTCAAATTTACAAATAATCACCATCTTATAAAACCTTTAGAAGAAAACTCAAATCCTTTTTCTTTTATTTTTTTTCAATAATTTCCCAATCACATTCTAAAAAATCATCTCTTAATTCAACATAAGTACATCCTTTTTTTGCAGAATCTCTAATTCTTTTAAATAATATTGGTATTTTTTCTAATGTATATTTTTCTTTTGCTATCCTTTTTTCTTCATTTATTTTATCAGAAATTTCCCTAGCTTCTTTTGCTGTAATATTATCCATAAATTAACGTACTATTTTTAATTAACTCTTGATTATTAACTCCTTTTTTAATTACTTTTTTATAAATAAGTCCACTTATAACTCCTTTTTTGTTAATCCATTCTAAATCACTTTTATCTCCATCTATTACTTCAAATCCATTCCAATATGCTGGTATTTTATCTTTAAATACCATTGCTACATTTTGTCCAGATTTTAATTTTTTAATTAACATTTCATCTGTGATATTGTACTTATCCGCAGAATAAATAATATTATAATTAGAATGCTTACTTATTAAATAAGGATTTTTTGTATAGTCTAAAAAAATAACATCAGGATGTAATTCAAATATATTTTTATTATTTTCTATTTTTATTTTTTGAAAATTAATATCTGATATAACATTTAATCTAACAGCTAATTTAGAATATAAACTTTTTAAATACGTTATTTCTGCACTAACTTTTTTCATAAACTCTACTCTATCATTTAAAAAAGAAAGAGTTTTAAGTTTTCTACTTTCTTGAGTCCTGTTAAAACTACCTCTACCAGTCATATTTAAACAAGAACTAATACAAGAAGGAGTGCTGAAAGGGCACAGATTTATCTTTTCATTAGCTAAATTATATGGAAGTAAGGATAACCCTACTTCCATAATTCCATATTGTTTAGCTTTTTCTAACTTTTTATTATTTAAGGTTAATATCATAACTTAGAAATAATAATTGGTGTTTTTTTATTAGTTATTAAAGATTTTTTATATTCTCTAATTTTTTCTTTTGTTTCTTGTTGCTTCTTTTTTAAATTAAACGGGTCAGAATCATTAACTTTTTCAAAACTTTTAGTTTCAAAATCCATATCAAATATTGAAATATCAGAATTTTCAATTTCTTGAGCAATATTATTATCAATAATTGCAGCAAAATACCATTCTATACATCTAAATTTAGGATAGTTATCATTTGGTATAGAAACAATATTAGCAGGATTAATCAACCCTACAATCATCATATCTCCGAAATCATATCCTTTTATTTGATTAATACCTTCATAATTAGTAAAGTGAAAACCTTTCGAACACTTACTCGCAGATGTGTCAGCTTCATTTAAAGGCATTGTAATAATACTATTTAATTGATATTGCTGTTTTTTTGTATATGAATCTGTAAAAATAATGTTAAGAGAATCATATGCTTCTTGAACAGTTATATTTTTAAATTTATAATTAGAAGGACTTTTTTTATTTACTTTAGCTTTAATATATAATTCATTAATAAGTTTAGCATCATTTAAATCATAATCATCTAAAGATTTAACATATCTATATGCAATAATATTTCCAGAAGGTGTTAATTTTAAATTACAATTATTCATGTAAGAGAAAAAATTATCTCTTACATGAACAATAGGATTATTAGCTAATTTATTAATAAAATTTTTATAAACACTAATATCTTCATTATTTTCTATTGCTTTTTTAATATAATTTACAAATTCAGTAGGAATATTAAAATCTTTAATAAAATATCTATTTGATTTAAAAGACCAAGACATTTCTGTCTTTAGTTTTTTAATTTGATTTTTTATTTTTTTAGATTCTATTTTATTATTTTCTTTTTCAAAATCTTTTTTTTCTAAAAAAGGTTTAAATATTCTTTCTAATTTATTTTTTACATATTCAGAAGGTTGTTGATTATATTTAAAAGCATATTTCCAAAAAACTTCTTCGTTAATTTCTTTATTTGAAATAGTAAATGACTTATTTTCAAATACTATATTCAAATTATTTCCTATTTGGACAATTTTGATTGACATTTTTCTAATTTTTTTTTAGTTAATAAATATTTATAATAAAAATTTTTATTTAATCCATATATATCAATTTCCGCGTCATATTTTAACATTAAATCCTCAACTTCTTTAAATATAGAATTTTTTATAACATCCTCATCATAATATTTTGTAATAAAAATATTTTTATGATTAGTTTTAATTTTATATATTTTTTTAAGATAAATTAACCTATTATAAACTTTTGTATCTGAAAACTTAATTACTTTTATTAATGATTCTATTTTATATATTATATTAGAATAATATAACATATATCTAAAAACACCTTTTTTGTATTCTTCTGATTTAATATAATCTTCATATAATACAGGAGAAAATTTTTTAATTTTTTTTAATTCTTTAGATGATAAAAATAAACATGTTTTTTGAGATTTAGTATAAACATTGTTTATATAATAAAACTGTATAAGAGGTATGTTTTTTTCATTTGTATAAATAATATACTTATATTTATTTTTTACAAAATCTTTTATTTTTAAAATAATTTCTTTTTTACCAGCAAGAGATAAAATTTTTCCTTTTATTTCTTCATTATTTGCTTTTAAAGAATGATGTTTATAACTAGGTCTTGAAATTAATTGATAAACATGGGTACATGATTCTAATAATTCTTTTTTTAATTGTTCTGCAAATTTGATATGTTCTTCTTTTTTGATAGAATCATTTAAATCAAGATTAACTATTGCTTTTTTATTATTATATGGTAAATTATAAGTAGAGAATTTTTTAAAAGATTCGGTTACTACTAAATCTTTTAAATCTACTCTTTTATACTTTCGTGTATGTTTTACTGAAAAAAAGAAACTTATAGTACTATCAATATCTACTAAAAATTTAAAATTACTAGTATCAAAATTTTTTAATTTTGGATTTTTTATAATACCAAAAGGATAACAATTTACTTCAAAGTCATTTATTTTTATTGTTGTGCTATATTGATTTCTTTTTTCTAACCACTTTAAAATAGATTCTATTTTATCATTTTGTTCTAAATAAATAATATTAAATATATTTCTAACAATATTAAATTTTTCTAATAAAGCATTTAAGGTTTTTTCTGTATATTTTAATTGTTCTCTATTTTCTACTAAGTCAACTTCCCCTACATTAAAATATAAAAGAACGTTTCCTTCTTTCATAAGTCCAAATTTAGAAGTATCAATGTTATATATATTTTTTCCTACTACGCATTTTACTCCTTGATTACCTGAATTAAAATCAATACAAAAATGTTCAGTTTTATAAAAAGGAGTAAAATTAACATCTATTCCTTCTATCTGAACACCATCAAAAAATCTTAATTGATTAAAAATAGCATCTTTAAACTTATGTATATTATAATAAGAAACATAAAAAGATATGTCTGTTCCATTTGGTTTTGTTGTAAAAGATTCTAATAACAAAGACACTTCAGGGATTTCATCTTTTTTATATACTAAATATGTATATTCTACACCATCTATTCTTGTAATTACGTTATATTGATTATAATTAATTTGTTTTAAATAAGAAAAGATTGAAAGTCTCATTTAACCTTTTGTTTTCACAAAAGAATGGAGTACATTTTCTTCTAAATTAGAAGTCCGTCCCTTCAAAGGTTTTATTCCAATAATAATTGGGTTATACCATACTCTCTACACTACTAAAGACATATTACCTTCTTTAGTTAGCACGGAATTAACATGTTATATATAAATATATAATTTAGTCTTTTCCGTTAGCAATTATATTATCAGATATAATCACCCTTAATATCATTAATATTAAGTTGGACAGATACTCTTCTTGCATCACTACAAGAAGGGGCAGTATAATTGGAGTAATTTTTTTTACATGAACTACATATATATCTATAAGAAATACTTTTTTTCATTATTCTTTTTCCGTTTAATGTGATATAATGACTTCCACAATAAGGACACGTAAGACCTCTATCTCCAGAATCCACTATATTTATTTCTCTGGAAGGTTTTAAAGGAATTACATTATTGAATAAATCTTTTTTTCTTTGTAAATAAATTGTAGCATCATCATAAAAAAATTTTTTTATTTTATACATTTCAGAAGAATTATGACACTCTAATAAAAATCTATTTTGTAAAACTCTGTTTTTTAAATCTAAACCTTTTTCTCTATATATCAATTTAATATTATTAGATATAAAAATATTATTTATATAGTTTATTGTTTTATAAGAAACTGATACAATGTCTAAAAAATAAGATTTTTCTTCTGTGTCTATAAGTTTAAATTCTGAATTGTATTTTGTTTTCATTTATATATTTATTTTGTGGGAACAAATATATTTATGAATAACAATAAAACCAATTATTTTTTATTCCTACCAACTCCAAATCCTCCTATAAATAAATTAGTATTATTTTTAGTACTATATCCAGCACTAACATATTTATTCAACATGAAATCTTTACTCATACCATTTCCATAATCAGAAATAGTAAGAGTTTGATTTTCATATTTTATTTTAGGAGAAGGATTTTTTATACCTGCTTCAAGCTCTGCATCATAAGCATTGTTACATAATTCTCTAATAACACTACCGTAAGCATCACTATAAAACCCACTAATAATATTAAAAATTTTTCCTAAAAACTCTCCTTCAATTTTAAAACCACTACTTTCGTTTTGACCAAGTAGTTTAATATTTTCTGTTTCTTTTGTAATTATCATACTACTTTGTAATTAATTATTTTTATTATTTTAATTTTAATAAACATTACATTTTTGTAATTTGTTATTTAAAAATTCTTGATAGTTAAAAGAAATATTGCAAAGAAGATTTTTATGATTTTGAATTATCCAAGTACCTTCTTCTATTTTACAATAATTTAAAATAAAATTTTTTTTTAACATTTTTTTTTATATTTAACTTTCTAAAACATATTTTTAGGTGATAATTAACAAAATAGTATACAGCATAATATTCATCACCCATTCCTTCACTACCGTAACTAACTACAGTTACTACTTTTCCTAAATCTAATGTTTCTTAATCTACCTCTCTGTAACCTAAATCAGACTAAATAATTTCTTTTTCGTTTAAAATATTTAAAATTTCTTTTCCTGTTAACTTTTTTATTTTTAATCGTTTTTAAAATTTTTATTAAAATAATCAATAGCTTTTTTTAAACATTTTTTATATGTTTTATAATTCTTTTTATGTAAATATAGAGCGTTATGCATGTTCATATTTCTAACTAAAAAACTATAAGATTTTTCTAAAGTTTTTTCAGAAACAAAACCTGTTATTTCTATATTACAACCGTATTCTTTTCTAATTTTATTTTGAATTTTTTGTAATTTTTTCATTTTGTATTTAGTTTTATTCTAAAATTTCTTTAATTTTTCCATACTTCATAAATACATCATAATAAGATATTTTTATATCTATACTTTTATTATCTTTTAAATATACATTTGATAACGGATGATTGTATATTTCTAAAATATTAAATAAAGAAAGTTCTTCTAATTTTGGATATTTAATTATGCAATGTTTATAAATATATTCAGTATCTTGTATTTGACCAATTCCATATCCATCTGTTAGAAATAATACTTTAACTAAAATATCTTTATCTTCTATTTCCATTTCAACATTAAAAGAAGAAATTTTATTTTTAGTATTAAAAATATTATTTTTCATATTAATTTAAATTAAGTTGATAATTAATAAATTCATCAAATTGAATATGATTTTTTACCCATAAAGAAGGATGACTTGTTCTTAAAGCAGCAATTATCTTCATAAAATTGTGGTAAAAACCACATACCTCTTCTGTAAATTCTAAATTTCATTTTGATTAATAATTTCAATAACTTTATTTTGCAACTCTATACATTTGTTTATTAAAACTCTATGAGAAATATTATCTTTTTTATTTACACTTAACTCTCTAACTTGCTTTAAAATAGAATTCACATCATTATATATTTCTTTAGCATATTTATTTAAATTTATATTTCCGTACTCTAAATTATAATAAGTATAAATGATTTCAGATATTTTATTTACATCTTCTTTTTCCCATTTTTTACAATCTTCTAATGTTCCTACGTTATTATGAGGATTTGACCAACTATCATTAAAAATATAAGTCCCAAAAGCAGTGACATACCTAATACAAGAATGAGTGGAATTTCCCCAAATCTTTTTATTTTTTGTTTCCCCATAAGAAACATTTTTGTTAAATACAAATTCTAACTTTTTAAAGACATCATTAACTGTATCTAACCAGCAGCTACTTTGAGAATAAATAAACAGTCCTGAAATATCTTCATTTTCAAATTTACATTTAATATGTTTACTTCCTGTATCAATCACTCCTGTTTTAACTGAAACTAATAAAGGAGAAGAAATAGATGTGATAGTGGAATAATGTTTTTGAGCCAGTTTTTGAAGTTTTTTATATTCATATTCTTTATCAATATTTTCCCATTCACCATTTACATCTCGAAATTCTTCTAATTCAAATTCTAATTTTTTAAATTCTCCTTCCGTATAAATTTTATCTCCTACAATAACTTTATCTAATATTTGTTGATGATTAATACTTCTAATATCATTAAAACTATTTACTTGATAATCAACCTCTTTCCAACTATCATTTTTAAAATTAACTCCATCTATTTGATATTCACCTTTAGGAAGTTTTACATATTTAATATTTTTGTCAGTAATTTCGTATCCTTTTAACATTTTAATTTTTTTATGCGTTTTAATTAATAATTACACAATTATATTTTTTATTTTTGTCCAATATATAATCACTACAAATTTCTTGTATTTCTAAAAATCGGTAATTCTTTTTTAAGTCAAAGGGTTTTCCATCTTCATTTTTAGCTTTTACTAAAGTAGGAGTATTCATAACACCTTGATATTCATTCCCTTCATCATCATGTGAATAAATACAAGGAAATTCTCCAAATTTAGGATTAAGAGCTACAATTTTTTGCAATTCTTCAATTAGTTCATTTACTGTTACCATATCAAGTTGTATTTTTTATTAAAACTTTTTATTGATTTATAACTATCTACATTACTACTTACTAAAACACCATCTAAATATCCAACAATATTATTTGAAGTTACATTAACAATAAATTTAGTGTTTTCGAGCAAATAAATAGATGTGTCATAATGAGTTAAATTTAAAATTTCTATTTCTGAAAGAAATTCTCTTAGATTTCTAAAAAACCTATAAATAATATCTATTTTATTATTGAATAATTTTTCACCTAAATAATACCCATAAGAAAAAGCTAATTCTATTTTTTCATAAAACTCCTCTACTTTATAATACTCATCATAATATTTAGCTACACCTTTAAATATATTTTTCTTGTCCCAAGATTTCAAATGTGTGTAATTAAAATTATTAGAATATTTACTTTCTCCATTAATTGATTCTCTTATTTGAGATATACAAGTAGTCCAAGAATTCCATTCAACTCCTCTATATTTATTATATCCAGCAAAATCTGTAACTAGTGAAGAATAATCATTTAAATATGTTCTTATTCCCATTGCAACACACTCTCCTGCTTGAGAAAATTCTGATGTATAAAAATATTTACTTTGTTCAAAAAAATGCTCTATAATATCATGGAAGAGAAGATTAATGTCCCAACTTGGTTCAAACCATCCTGCTGTTTTTACTACTTCAAAACCGTTGTAATCATTTTTTTGACTATTTTTAATTTTAAATTCTACATCATATAATTTTATTCTAATTTAAAATTAACTCTTTATTAATAAACTCATCAAATTTAACATGATTTTTAACCCATAAAGAAGGATGACTGCTACGTAAAGCTGCTGTTACATTATTATAAAATTGCCAACCACTATTCTTATCACAATTATAATTATAAGAACAATCATTAATTTCTTTTTTAAGAATATTTAATTGTTCTGTATTCAACACTTTTTCATCTAAAAAGAGTTTTCCTACTAATTCTGGAATAGCATTTTCTTTTAATTTATAATTCTTTAATAATTCTCTTTTAGAAATATAATTATCAAAATATTGTTGAGAATTATAAATATATTCATAAATTTTAGCAGGAGTTAATGTTTGAATTTCTCCCACATGTTTCTTTTTAAAAGCATCTCCTGTATTAGAATGTACGACCCCGTTGCTACACGCAATCACTTGACTTCCACTCACTAATTTAAAACTTAAACTTTTATCATAACTATTTTGAGCAATAATTTGAATAGTTTGTTCTTTGTCATCACTCAAATCTAATGTATAATGAAATGTAGCTTGATTTCCTTTATTTGTAGAAAGAAATTTTTTATTTAAAATATTAATATTTGATTTATATAAGGTTTCTTCAATTGTATCAATTACAATTCTATGTTCTACAGGTTTATATGTGGAGGTTTCGAGAGGAACTTCTACATTTTTTAAAAATTCTGATGTTGTGTAATAATTCATTTTATCTATTTTTAAAAATTAGTTGCACTGTTAATTAATTGTTCAATTTTTACAAAAAGTTTATCATCAAAACCTAATTCTTTCATTAATTCAGGTTCTGAGTCATAATTATTATTAATTAATTTAAAAATTTCTTCTAACATTTCTAACATTTCTGGAGCTTTAGAAATTAGTAAAGCGTTTATCTTAGATTCATTTGAAGCGTTTAAAGTTGAAGTTATAAAACTCTCCTTTGTTACAACATCATAAGAGTTATCTCTATCTGAATATTTAATTATCCATTTTCCTTTTGTACCCTTAAATTCCATTTCTATTATTAATTTATATTTGACCAAATTAAAAATACATTACAATTTGGATATTCATAAAAACTTCCTTGTTCTATATAATATTCTTGTTCTTCATCAGACAAAACATCTGGATGAATTAATTCATTTATTTTCGCAATAAATAATAATTCTGCTTTTTCAATCACTTCTTGAGATAGTTGTTCTTCATATATAGGAAAACTCTCTATAATATTAGGAACATCAGAATCCACTTTTAAAAGATTAAGTATTCTCATTTTTTATAATTTTAAAATCCGTCATTATTCATTTTAATAAATATTTCTTGAAAAGAAACAATTTTAATTAAATTTGTTATTTGATTACATTTTTATTGATAATTTTTTTAATTTGTATAAAATCTTGTCATGTACTTTTAATAATTCTTTAAAAAGAAATACATCAAAATGAATAAAAATCATTATTAAAAGTATAATTTCAATTGCAACTATTTTATTTAATATATATATCATAAAATATATTATTTATTTATATGGAAATTTATATCTAAAATAAGTAAAAATAACATCATAACCATTTAAAACAACAGATTTAGATACTGTCATTATTTCATCATTTAAAAGTGTTTCATTTACATATAAACTATTTCCAAAAATTAATATATTATAATTTAATTTTTTAAATTCATAATTATTAATAGTTTTGAAATTTAATAATTTTAAGTATTCTACAATTTGTTGTTTGTCACCAATTGACATTTTCTAAAAAAGTTAAAGTTTTTTCGTAATTATTTAAAAAATCAGAGTAAGTATTATAAGAAATGTTAATAAATCCACAACTACCTATATTTAAATCTTTAGTAAATGATGTTTGTAAAAATTCATTTCCATAATCAATAATTTTTATTGTAATATTTGTTTTAGGATTTTCTAAAGTTATAAATTTATCTTTTTCTTTATATACAATAAAAAAGCCTCTATTTAAGAGGCTTTTGAGTAAAGGTATTTCCATTATAATTATTTTAATTTATAAATTTTACCACCTGTTCTAACTTCAATTAAATCAGAAGGATAAAATCTTTTTTGTTGTTGTTTTTCTTTACAATAAAAACAACCTAAAACATCTTGTTTATTTAAAACTTGTACATTCATCAAGTTTAATTCTTCTGTATTATGTTTTTTATGTACAATTGTTATAAATTTACCAGCATTACTTTTTACTAATTCTGCCAATTTAGTAATACCTACTTTAATTACGTCTTTATTTTTAACTTTCATTGTAAGTTTTTATTTAAAAAAAAATTTTTAATAATATGTAAATCAAAGTAATAAAAAAAGAAACACTAGAACTAGTTATAAAAACATAAATAACACCTCCTAAAAACGGTATAATATAATCTTCTATTTTTAAAAATCTAAACTTTTTTATATATTTATCATAATAATAAGTGTAAATTATGAAAAATAAAAGAAAAAAAATAAATATTAAAAATACCCATTTAAAAATTTCTAAATATATTATCATCCTTCTTGATATTTTAATGTGTTTCTTTCGTTTACATTTCTTTTACTAGCACTCATTAATCCATTCATACGATAATGTAAACCACTTTCTAAACTATCAGCAAACTTTCTTCTAGCTGTATTTAAAGCGTCTTTTTTATCTTGTTGATAATAAAATTCCGCAGAATAAATACATTCTGAAATAAGTCCTGTTAAAGTAGATATATCTGTTAAATAATAAATAACTTCTTCTAAATTATTTAAATCTACTTTAACCTCCAACTTTTCTTTAATGTACATTAAATTTTTTGTACAATTTTCTTTAGTTAACATTTTTAAAAAATATAATAATTTAATATTCTATTTCTTCTTCTACTAATGTTTCTTTAATTAATTTTATTACTTTAATAAAAGTAATATTTTTAAACATATCTTCAATATAAAATTTTATATTTTCTTTTTCAGGTATATCTTCTATATTATCAAAAACTGTATAATATTCTATGTCAGTATTAAAATTATTTATTGTAGAATAAGTAAAAAATAATTTATAAATTACTTCTTCTTTTTTCATCTCTTCCTATTTTAGTTATTTTAACTTTTCCATTTTCTTGAATATATTCTACATCCCATGATTGTTTAGATAAAGAATTAATAATTTTTTCCCCATCAGAATCATCTTCAAATACAACACAAGTTTTATTTATATTATTATTATTATTATTTACAGATATTATCATTTGTTGTAAAGTTTGATTCATAGCAAATGTAGTACAAGTGTGCTATTTTTCTAAATCTTTTCTAAAGTATTTTCCTGCTATATTAGCATTAAATGAATCTTTTTCTAAAACTTCAAGAATAAACTGATACTTTTGTTCATAATATTTTGCAGATTTTTCTGATTTACACAAAAAAAGAATTTCTTTAACAAAATTATTTGGATTTTTAATTACAAGTTGAGATAATTCTTTACTTGAAGAATTATATTCTTTCCAATTAGATTCTTTAATTTCTCGTTTATATAATTTTTTTCTTTTATCTGTTGATATTTCGGATTTTAATAACTTCTTTTTTCTATTAGTATAAAAACTTTTATATCCTATATAAAATTTACCTGTAGATTTTTCTGTAATTTTATATACAAAATGTGTAATATTTATAGGTATTTCTGTAAGTTCTTTATTGTTATACAACCAACTATTTAAATTTCTAGTTTTATTAGCTTTCATATATTTGTTTTTTATACAAATATACAATTATAAATTTTATAATAAAACATTTTTAAAAAGCCTATCATTGCCTTTTAACTTTTCTTTAAACTACTATTATATTTAATATTTTGATTATTAATTTTAATAGGTGATAATCCAGTCAATTCACTAATTATCCCTTTGCCATCACAAGTTTTACAAAGAGAAGTATTTGAATTATTTATATAAGAATGATTGACTTTACCAATCCCTTTACATATAGGACATGTTTGCCACATAATATTATAAGTTAAGTTTTAATTATTCAATAAAAGTCAAAAAATCATATAACTCTTTATTCCATTTAGCATCCGCTAAAGCATGATGTTCATTAATTTGTTTTGGGTAATCAGGCAACTGTTTAACTTTATTTAATACACCTTCATAACCATAAACATTTAATATATAATCATCATCTCTTTGTGCAAAATAAGTTTCAACTTTATTATCTAATTCTTGTTTTAAATCAATACAATATTGAGGAAACTCTTTAGGTAAATCTATCATTTTCCCAAATAACCAGCAAAAAGCTACCCAATCATAATCTGAATAATAACCATAAAACTCAGGTTTATTATTTTTATAAACAAATTCTTTAACTTCTTCTGCTATTTGTTTATTTGTTTTGCCGTAATCATTAATAAGTCTTTTAAGGTTACTGTAATTAAAGTAATGGTCTTTAGGATTATAAGCACTTGTATAAGTTGGAACTTTTCTCCACATATCTTTGTACCATTGCACATCTTTAGCTACAAGTTCTTTCCAAATTGAAAATAACACATTGTCTCTAATCCAATATTCTTTATTATATTCAGAACCTTGTGGAAAATGTTTATTGATTTTTAAATCATATCTATTCCAAGCTTCTTTTAAATTAAAATCTTTGCTAATAGCATAATATTCTCTACCATCTTCTGCTACTATACCTATTGATATTAAATCAATTGTAGGTTTTGTTTTTCCATATTTAATCCCAAATATAGTTTTATCTTGTGTTCCTTCAAAAAATTCAGTGTCTATAAAATATTTCATATTATTAATTCAGCTTTTAAAATTTCTCTTACTGATTTAATTAAATCATCAATAGTTTCATTATTATTAATCACATAATCAAATTCAGCATCATCAAGGGGTGTTTTTGAAATGTGAGAATAATCATCTGATTCTTTCTGTAAGTCTCTGTTAACTTTAATAGTAATACCTTTTTTTTCTTTGACAGCTTTTAATTCATTAGAAAATCTTAAATCTGTAATAATCCAATTTGGATATTTTGCGTTTTTTTCAAAATATGGAATAGGGTCTTCAAAAGGGTTTAATTCTTTTATTGATTTATAATAGTCATTAAATAAAGCATTAACCCAAATATTAGGATGAATAGCATCACACATAACTTCTGTTTCTATTTGTTGAAGAAGTTGTTTTATTGTAATAGAACGTTTACCAACTTGATAACAAGTATAAACTGTATGTCCTGCTTTATTTATATAATCTTGCATATTCTTTTCAGTTGCAAAATAAATACACTTTTCATCTACAATGTAGTTATCGTTTGCCAAATATTCTTTTAATAAATATCTATCCCATTCACTACTTAATACTTTATTTTTAATTTCTTCTTCTTCCAACTCTTCAATTGAAATATTAGTAAGAATAGATATAATTTGTTTAAGTTTAGTTCCAAACTGTTTTATTGTCCAATCACATTTTAAATTATGTTTATTTTTTAAATAAGATTCTAAGTCTTCTTTAGTATCTTTTGTTTTATAATTCATTTTCTTTTTATCTACAAGATATTGAATTATATTAGCAGTTAAATTCTTACCTGACTGTAATTTTTCTGATATAGCTATTATACTCATGTTTTTCTATTTTTATCATTTAAAGTCATTATTAAATTATTTATAGCTTTTTTAAAATCTTTATACATGTAAGAATTACTATCTACATTAAAATATTTAGCAGATGTATGATAATATAACTCTTTAAATATTAATTCTTTTAATTCTTCTTGTTTAATCATTTTATTATACTTTTATAAAATTTTTAATCCATTCAAAATCTTTAATTAATTCAGGATTAGGACATCCTGCATTTCCTATTCCATCATATGTCACCGTTGAACCAAGATAAATAGGTTTATTATCAACTGAATACTTAGCATCTAAATAATTATAGCAGACCAATCCTTTTATAAATCCAGAGCCAAACAATACCTTATCATCTTCATCGTAAAAACAAGATATTATTTCTTTGGGTATATATTGTTTCGTGAGATTATTTCTATTCCATTTATTCAAATTAAGAGATTTAATAATCGATTTCCCATGTTGTTCAAATTGTTCAGGTGTTAATTTTGAAACCCCAGTCTCTTCAATAACTACATAACACCTTATATTATTATCTGAATGTACAGAAGCTATTAATAATAAGTTTTCTTTTGTATAACAATCATTATAATCTTTCCAAGCATCCAGTTGTTCTTGAGTATACTCTTCTAAAGTATAAAATTGCTTACCCGCATTAGGATGTTTGAATATTTCCAATACTTCCCATTTATAATTTTTATAAATAGGGATTCTTTCTACCAACTTTCTAGGTTCTCTTTTATTTATAGTGCCTTTTAAAGTTAGGTTTGGTTCGTATTTGCATTCCCAATGAAAGTCTATTCCAGAATAATCTGGTATTTCTGTTTTAATTGGAAATACCTTTTCTCTTTTTTGAGTTTTATTATTCCATTTAGTAAGAGTAGTATATTGTTTACCCCAATCTACTACAAATACATAATCTCTAATATTCATTTTTTTATCTTTTTAATTGTTATGTTAATTTATTATTACGGTTGCTGTTGGTCTAGTCGTGCAGGTACGGCTATATTTGTTCGTTTCTTTAGGTTCATGGTTTAAAAAGGCATTTTAGATTCAATATTAGTTTTAATTTCTTTTAAAGTTTGAATAAAAATAATTATATCAAAGTACGCATTAGCAATGTCATTATTTTCTAGTAATTGATTAGTAAATTCTTTTAGTTGTTTATCATTATAATTACTAATTGTCTTTAAATCACTAAATGCTTCCCACGGAGAGTTATCTAAATTATTCATTTGTTGTTAGTTTTGTATTTTGTAGCAAGGACAAGATTTGAACCTGTATTAAAAGTGTAAAAGTTAAATTTAATCACCTTGCTTTAACCAATTACGCCACCTTGCTAATCATTATAATTATTTTATTAATAAATTATTTTTATATTTTAAACCATGTAAAGGACAAGTTATACAACCATTTTTATCTTGAATTTCATTTCTTAAATCATATTTTTTATGTACACATTTATAATTTTTCATTTTTAATTTTAAATTATATTTTTCTAAAAATTTAGAAGGTGTAACATCTATATGATTTTCTGAAATAAATTTCAAATTTACATAAACAATTTCTTTTTTAGTAGGTCTTGGAACAGAACCTATTATTTTACATCCATTATAATAATTAGGTATTTCCCATCTATAATCTTTATGATAATGAAAATAATTTTGTCCTGATTTTTTATCTGAATGATAATTTAAATAAACAGGGGTAAAAAATATTAAAGGAAGATTTTTGTTAAAATTGTCTAATTTATTTTCAAGCCAAAAATCTTCCTCATCATAATTTTCACTAAAATTATTTTCGTATTCTATAACAACTGGAACTTTATAATATTTATTTATTTCGTATTTAACTACCGCAATTAAGGCATCCTTCTTCATCTTGATTATTTACATCATTCATAAAATCACTTAGTTTGTTTTCAATAGACTTAATTTCATTTAATAATGAGAAATTATTTTCTTTAAATTCATCTATTAAAAACATTTTATCAATAAAATTAGTAGTTGTATATTCTTTAGAATTTTTAAATTCATCTTCTTTTTTAGAATAAAGTTCTTTAAGACTATTTAATTTTAATTGTAAATTAGCTCTTTCTTGTAATGTTAACATAAAATTTTAAAATTTTATTTTTTTTATAATAATTTTTAATTTATATTTTTCTTTAATGTTTGTACTTTTATTTATAAGCCAATTATAAAGAGAATAACCTTTTCCAAAATTAACAATTATATATTTGAAAATAAAATCAGCAAATTTGTATAAAAATACAATGTAATAATAAATTAGTTTTTTCATGATTTGATTAGTTTTAAATAATTTTTTAAGTTGTTTGTTTAATTATAATTTTTATACCCACCAATAAGTTTTATATTTACTAAATAAATAACTAAATAATTTTTCATCTCTAATTTTAATTAATTCTGCCTCGTGTTCTTTTTTATTATACATTTCCATATTACTAGAAATTTTCCAATTTTTTGTTAGTTGCATAAATTTATCATCTAAATCTTCCCATATAGGTTCATTATCAATTAAATAACTATATGTATTAAAATAAAAATCTTGAGTTTGTCTTTCTAATATATTAATACAAATACATAAAGCTTTATATGAGTTTTGTTTTTTAACAATATGTTTTTTACCAAAACACCAATCAGGTTTATCTTTATCTTTTTCAAAAAGAACTTTCATTCTTTTCATTTTATGAAGCATTAAATTATCTAAACAAGTATAATCCCAGTCGCGGTCATTCCATAAAACTGGAATATAAGAAATAATTTTTTTAATTTTGGTTATTGTATTTTTCATAAATTTTCATCTTTATTTTGATAAAATAAACTATATTCAGACCAAGTTTTCCAATCTTTTCCTACAAAAGATTTTATAATATTTTCATATTTTTTAATAACATCTAATATAGAATAATTAGTAAATAAAGCTTTAGGGATATATAATACTGTAGGGTTCATTTTATGTATATCTAATCTATTTATAAATAAATCATCACATTTTATATTAAATTCTTCAATATTATAAGGATTAGTAATTAAATGAAGCCCTGATTTAGTAGGAATTTTTGCTAATATTTTTTCTTTATTGTTGGGTTGACAACTATTTATAATTGTTATATATTTATCTAAATCTTTTATTTCTTCTTGGTCTATATCAACTATCCATCTTTTTTCTTTAGGTGATAAACTTCCTACTACACTTTCATAAACTTTCCTTAAATTATCACTTTTATTTTGTAAACAATGAACAGTTTTTTCAATCATTTTTAACCCTACATCTTTGTCATTAAGTCTATTAAGATTAATATATGCTCTTGCTTTAAATATTTCACATAATAATTGAATTTCATCAAATTTTTCTAAAAGATAATCTATACTTCTAATAGTGTAAGATTTAATTGTTCTTACAGATTGATGATTATTACGTTCAGTAACCATATCTTTTTTTCTTACAAAAATATATAGTTGATAAAAATCTCCTTCTTCTTTAAATTCTAATAAAGGAAGAATAATTTGTAAATTATTTATCATAAATCATTATATTTAAACATATTCAGGTTCTTTAATTAAAGGTTAAAATAATTTTAAAGACTTTTTAAGTCTATGTAATCTACCAAATTGTTCATTAAACTTTGTCCATAATCCATTAGGCCATTCTTCTAAATCTCTTTTTTTATTAATATAAGTTTTATTTTTTTTTATATTTTATATAATAACCTTCTAATTGTTTTTCAGCTATTTGAATTCTTATTTCATTAAATTCTAATTCATTTACTAATCCTAAATATTTATTATTAGGATTATATAATTTTACTTTTTCTGGTTTTATTTTAATAATTTTTACATCATCCATTTTTCAAATTCTTTTACACCAAAATTATAAACAAATTCCCAGCTATCTTTTCCGTATTTTGAAGGAATTTCTAAATACGTACTATTTTTATATAATTCTAAATATTTTTCTCTTGTTTTAATTCCTTTTTCGTCATTGTCAAATAACCATATTAATTGTCCTTCTATTTTATTAATAACCCCTTCATTAAGAAAACAACAAGCATTATATCCTAAATATCTTAATAAAAAAGCATCTTTATACGATTTAGTTACAATTATAGGTATTTTTTTATCACATAAATGATAAAAAGGAATAACATCTTTTATTTCACTTGTTCTAAATTTATATTTTTTTTCTTTAGTAAATGGAACATATATTTGAAATTTTCCTTTACTAACTTGATAAGCAAAAGTTAAATCGTAACATTTTATTTGTTTATCATTATACCAAACATAATCACATTCATATATTTGATAACTTTTTAATATTATTGGTGAAATTTCTAATTCATTATTGCATCTCCAAAAATCTAAACCTTCTTCACTATATTTTTTTATTTTAATTTTTATATCCAATAATTGCTTATTATGTGTAATTGTGGTATAATTATCTTTTTGTATTTTGGGAATAGTTGTAGGATGTTGTTTAATAAAATCCCTATAAATAATATCAAGAGCTTCTTCATAAGTACAATTGTTTATTAGTTTTACAATTTCAAAGCAATTTAAATTATCATCTTTTTCCCATCCCCAATCTTTCATATATAAAACGTCATTATTATATGAAAATTCAGTATTAGGAGTTTTATTTTCTCTTAAAGGATTTACATATCTTTTATTTATTTCAGGAAATATACCTAAATATTTTTGAAATATTTCTTCTTGTGATATGTATTTTAATATGTCCTTTTTTGATAATTTTTTATTTATTTCTATTTCCCACATATAATATTTAAAAAGAAAGAGGAGAAATTAATCTCCTCTTTATGTTTATTTAAAATAAATCTTCTTCTTCTGTAGTAGTGTTACCAAATGGTAAATCTTCTTCTGTAGAAGGAAATACAGGTTCTTCTACAATTACTTCATAATCAATAAATTCTCTTGTTTCATCAATTTTAAATTCAGCTTTAGAATCAAAATATTTAAACCAATATAAACTATTTTTACTAATAATAGTATAAGGTGTATATTTTGATTTAAGTTCTTCTTCTGATTTTCCTTGAGCTTTATCAAAAGGAACTTTTACTACTTTATCTTTATAAACAATTTTAAGTCGAACATCTGAAAATCCTAGTTTAGCATTACTAAAAAGTAAATCAATAAGTTGCTTAAAACTTTTAACAGGAGAAGGAAGATATTCGCTTCCTAAATATTTTGCTAAATTTTGTAAATCTTGAATAAGTCTATCTCTTTGAGCAATAAACTTGGTTTTATCTTCTTCTGTAGCATTTTCTTTTAATGTGGGAGCATAAATTATTTTTTTCATTTCTACTCCTTTTACATCAAATACAAATGTAACATATTTTTCGTCATCTGAAATAGAATACGACATACAAGTACCTAATGCCCCCATATTAACAGGAGAAGGAAGTGGTAATTTTTTATTAGACGATGATAATGATGATGTGGTAGGTGCTTCAATATTTAAATCAAAAAAGTTTTCCATTTTTTTATTATTTAAAGTTAAAAATAGGAAGCACTATTGCTAATGCTTCCTTAAATTAAAAATGAGTATTAAAAATTATTAAAAAATTTCTTCAAAATATTCTTTTGTTTCGAGTACTTGAGATACAGGAAAAGAATTTATTTCTTCAGATAAATAATTATTAGATAATGTTTCTTTTGTTGTATCCACATTTAGCATAAGAGAATTATCAATTATTTCATCTGATTTAGAATCTGTAATTTCTAATTTAATATTAGTAACTAAATAAACCTCAATCTCTTGATGTTCTTGTTTTTCTAAATAAAAACCTTTCACTTCTTCAAGATTAAATGCTTCTCCCATAATCAAAGAAAAATAATCACTTTTAAAAACATTATTACATTTACCTTTTTTTCCTTTAAGAAATTTAGGTTGTAAAGTATCTATTTGTGATGTATTAGTTTTAATAAGAAAAACAAAACCGTCTTGATAAGCTGCTGTCCATCCTTCATTATCTGGTTGTAAAGAAATAAAATCTTTTCTAATTTTCCAATTTGATTTTTCCTTATTAAAAACTAAATCAAATTTTTCTTTTACTTTAATAGAAATTTCGACCAAATGGTCTAACGAAGCATCAAATTTATTTACATTACTTTGTGGGATAAATTTTGCCTGAGTTAAATCAAATTTCATTTTCTTATTTTTTAAAATTATTTATTGTTTTCTTTTAATTGTGATTTTTTACTTTTTAAGTGAAGGAAATACTAATTCCCAATTTGATACAAATTCTCCATTTTCAAGCTTTGAAATTTCAAAATCTTGATTACGAAGATATGGTAAACGACATCCTACACTTGTATCACTATCATTCGATTTAAATGATAGAATATTTGTATCTTTTTTATCTTTACTTCTATATAATAATCCAATTCCATCTGCACGAGAAGATGTAATAAGTTTACTTTTTCCTAATAAGTTAAGTTCTGCTGTAACAACATCTTTTCCTTCTTTATTAATCATTGTATCTTTTGTATGAACAACAAGAATAAAACATTTTCCTGCTAATTTCATAAAAGGTTCATATAATTGTTCAAAAGCTTCTCTTGCCCAACTATAACCCGCACCCTGTGGAAGTTCTTTTACTACATCTGTACCAGTAAAGTTTTTACCAATTACAGATTTTTTATAATTACTTAATGCTAATATGTTTGCATATTCTTCTAGTACAGTAGCACTATCTAAAATAATATAATCATAAGCTGGTTTTTTTAATTCTTCATTTTTAGCAACAATAGCTTTGCGTAATTCTCCTAAAATTTTAATAGGACTTACGTTGTTTTTTGATGCTAATTTATTAATATTCATAGAATTTCCTTTATAAAATCCTCCACTATCTTCTAAATCAATATGTAAAGAATTTGGTAAACTCATTAATAGTTGAGTTTTTCCTACTTTTGGTTTAGAGTAGATAATTAAAAATCTCGGCTCTACTAATTCTGGTTGTTTGTCTTCAAAACTTAATTCAATCATGTTTTTTTTTATTTTAATTAATTATTTCTTTAAATTTCCAAATATATCCACCCGATGTCTTATTTTTACCTTTTGCAGCTAAAGAAATAGCTTTATAAGATATTTTAGTTTCTTTTCCTGCTCCACTAGCAGCGGATACACCAATTCTTAATTTAGCTTGTTTTCTTGTTGCTTTCCTTAATTACATTTTAAAATTATTTTTACGTTAAAATTATATTATAAATATATGAAAATTTTATTCTTCTAACAAATTATTTAGCTTATCTTTTCCATCATCTTTTCTACTATATTCATCATCAATAAATAATAAATTTTTATTAATTCCTCTTTTTTCCTCTACAAATTTTTCATATAAACTAGAATCTTTATGAGGTATCTCTTCATATTGAAGTTTTGTATAATCAACATATAAAGGTATTCCTGTTCCTTTTTCTGCAAAATTTAATTTTAAAGGAAATAAAAAATTTAAATGATGACCAAAGTCTTTTGTTTTATAACCTTGAATTTCTGGTATCATAAAAGTAGAAGGGTTTAAAAGTCCCAATACAATATTATGAGAACGTGGAGATTCTTTATCAACTGCAAGTGAATTCACGTTTGGTAAATGTTTTTCAAAAACACGCTCCCCTTTATTAGAAAACATCACTGTTTGAGATACATTGTCTAATTGCTGAACATTTATCACTGTAGTTCTATAAGAATTACCAAATAGTTTATTTGTATAATATTTATTCCATTGTTTTACTGCTTCAACATTAGAATATTTATCATACCCTTCTAAAGCGTCAGTTGTATCGCAAACAATTATGAAAGATTTATTAATATTTTTTTTATTTCCGATAACTTTTTTACCAGATTCTTTTGTTATATAATATTGGTCATCCATTACTCCTTCACAATAAGCTGCAAACTCTTTAGGATTAGGACATGTAACAAATCTTGTATATTTTAAGAAAGTGTCTAATTTTCCTTGAATTTTTTTAAAATCATCATCTAACTGTTTATCATAACTTCTTTGATGTTTATTCAATAAATCATTTCTACTATATACTTTTTTTAATTCTTTGTAAAAAATATATTGTAAAAACTTTATAATCATTTCTTCTGGAACTAACTCTAAACAGTTCCAAATAACTTGAATATCTTTTTTATTATTTATAGAATATGAAATAGCATCTATAACTAATTTAAATGTAAGTGTGGTCTTACCTCCACCAGTACCTCCTGCAATAAGAATTCTATCTGCTTCATCAAATGAACTCATTATACGTTTTAAAGAAGGAGAATTTAATGTTATAGGAATACCTGTTATTTCATTATTCCATCTTTTTTGTAAGAAGTTATAAATGTGTTCACTTGTCATATTTTATTTTTAAATATTAATATTTTAGAATATTTTCATCTTCTACATATTCAGAATTTAAAACATTTTCTAATTTTTCATCATTAAAACTTTCTGATACTAAATGTTTGTTTTCTATAAATCTATCATAAATTCCTAAATACCAAGCATTTCCTCTTTTGTATTTAACAACATCTCCCTTCTTAAACACTTTATTATATTTAATAGGAACGTGAGGATAAGGAGATAAACTAGGGTAGTTATCATAATCTCTTGACAATTTTCCTTCTTTCGTATATGAAATTAAATATGCAAAATTTTCAAATTTAACTATAATTGGATAAACATTATCAGATTTTATATTAATTATAATCCCATTTCCATATCTTTGGTCACTAACTTGTTGACCTATATACCAATAATCTTTATTCATTTGATTTAATATTTGTTATGAAAAATTTTGTTTTAATTATATGGAACTCTCCATTTTTATTTCTACCTTCAGGACATCCTGATTTAGTAAAACTTGATATTTCTACTAAATCAATTCCTTTATAATAAGGAGGATTATAAACTACCACATTCCCTATTTTAGGAATATTTCCTACTATATCTGTTTTAACTTTCATTTTGTAAAATAATTTTTCTTGTCTGCAAATCTTCTAAACTATAAGGAATATAAACACATGAATATTGGTCTTTATTCATACTATCAAAGGACATATATTTTTTATCTATAGGAAGAAATTCTGGAATTTTTATTATTTCTTCCTCATTTTCATCTTCTATATAAAATTCTTCATTGTTTAATCTTTGAACAAACGTTCCTTTATTTATAACATTTATTGTTACAATGTATATTTCATCTCTAAATAATGAGACATTCCAACTATTACATAATTTCATTTGTTAGAAGTTTATATTATAACCAATAAATTTAAGAAATAACCAACCTGATAAATAAGGAGAAACTAATACTTGATAAACATCCCACCAAAAAGGTGTTTTAAAATGATATAAATGATTATATCTATAAACTAAACCATATATAGGAATAGCTAATAATAATTTGTCTTTAATTGTTAATTCTCTCATAATTTTAATATTTTTCTAATTGAATTGAAATCTAATAAAAACCTGCCTAAACTATAAACCATATCAGATTTTTTAAGTTCATACATTACTTCAAAAACAAATCTAATATCAGAAGTTTTTCCGTTTCCACATAATTTCCAAAATCTATTTATCATATCTTCTTCTGATGCTAACCCTCTTTCTCTAATTTCTTTACTGGGAGTTCTATAGCTTAATTTTTTACCATCTTTATAATAAAATTCTCCAAATTCATCAACAAACAATTCCCATAATGATTCTTTTTTTTCTTTATCTACTAAACAATTTTTTTTAAATTTTTCTGTAACTTCTAATTTAAGAAAATCTATTTGAATAAACCCGTTTTTATCTGTAGAATACCATTTTCCATAAGGTGCTTCTAATAAACCTCTTCTTAATAAATATTCTATTCTTTTACTCCATTTAATAAGTATAGGAGAATCTCCCATACTATCATACATTTTAAAAGATGAAAAATACCAATTGATATTTTTTTGTAATTCTATATTTTCAGGAGAATTACTTCTTTCATAAATACATTCTAAAAGAAATAAATCTTCAACTGGTATTGGTTCATCATTTAAATTTTCACTTATTTTTTTTAAAAGTCTTAAATTTTCTTCTAAATTCATTTTTTTTTGAAGTAATTTTTTCTAATTTATACTTTAAAGAATTTGTCTTTAACTTTATATAATTACACCAAATATAAAATGAATTTTTAATATTCATAATATACTCATCTTTTAAATAATGATTTTTATTATTAAACAACTTCATAATTTGTTTCTTCTATTTCTATTTTTTGTCCTGTTAATGTTGTAAAACGAGAATGTTTCCAAGAAGGCTCTATCCAAGTAACATTTCCACTTATAGGTGAAATAATAGGAACATCTGGATTAACTAATTCATTTAACAAAAATCCAATTGTTCCTCTTTCGTTTCTTATTCTTCTAATAGAATATATTTCATTTAATTCTGGAATTGTTACATTAAATTCTTTATATATTTCTAATATTTCTTGAGAAAATGTGTTATTTATACAAATTATTTCCATCATATTTTAGAATAAATTTTATGTTCCCATTTAGTACTTTTTCCTGATTCAAAAATATATACAGGGTCATATGTTTTAAGAATATATAGCAAATCATTTTTAAATTTTATATCTTTAAAATGAGTTCTATAAAATTCATCAATATATGTTCCTTTAATTACAGATGCTGTAGATTGTTCAAATTCAATATCTTTAATAACTTCTTCTGATATTTTTTTATTAAAAACTTCAAAATAAATAATATCCCCTACTTTATATTTAGGAGAATAATAATAATCTAAAGATATTCCTGTTGTTATTTCTTTTGTTGTTAAATTAAAAATACCTTCTTCAATTTCAAAAATTTTTTCTCCTTCTATATCAATACTATTTCCTAAATGATAATTTTCAATAAATTTTATTTTATTATCCCATATTGGAATAAAATTATTATTTTGTAATTTTATAATAGGAATCACTACATATTTTTCCATAATTTTAAAATTGTATTTCATTTAAATCTTGAATATAAGTTATAAATTTCATTTTTTCTAAACTTTTTTTTAACCATTTTTCATCTTGTGAAATATATTTTTTTCCATAATAATCAAACGATTCTACATATACGTTTAAAAATATTGCTTTTTTATTAGGATTGTTTACATCTTTTCTTATTAATCTTCCTAGTTTTTGAACAACTCTTCTACTTTCACTTTGATGAGATAAAGATATACCTATACCTACCTCATTATCTAATTGACCCTCGTCTACTTTTTTAATTGTAATTAAATGAGGAAAATTAAAATCAAAAAAATCTTGTAAAATATTTTTATTATCATTTCCTGTATAATATCCTCTTCTTTTTTTCTTATTTAATTTTACTATTTTTTCTGCATTTAATTTAGTATTTGTAAATACAACAACTTTATTGTTTTTTACATTTTCTAAATTAAGAAATTCATCACATAATTTTATCTTATTTTCAGCATTATGTAAAAGTGTATTTCTTTTATTTCTATATATTTGAAACATTTTAGCATTATAAATAAGAACCCCTGCAGGAATATTTAAAAATTTACTAATAGAATTGGCTAAATCCATATTAGTTTTATAAATAACTCCCATAAATTTTATTTCTTTATTTTTAATTTTAGGATTAGGAAGTAAAGATGTTGCTAATACACTTGCTAAATTTGTATTAATACTATTTAATGCTAAATAATTTTCAAAATAATAAAGATTATTATTATAATCATTTTGAATTTTTACATATTTTTCTTTTTCTTCTTCTGTCAAACTAACTGAAATATTGTATATATTATAAGGAATTACTAAATCTAAGGATAAACATTGCTCTAAAGGAATTTGCCATCTATAATTAAATCCTAATGTATATAAATATTTTAGCTGTTTATCATTTAAAGTTGCACTTAAACAACATTGATACTTAGCATTTATAATTTTAATAGCGTTTGAAAAATACATACTATCTGAATTAGCATAATGATGACATTCATCAAATATTGTCATTATTACATCATCAGGTATATTTATATTTTTCATTGTAAAACTATTTACAACATATACATAACAATTGTCTATTCCTTTTAAATCTTGTTCCCATGATTGTTTTAATCGTAAATCAGGAACAATTATAATATAACTTCCTCCAAATTTAATTTGACATCTTTTAATAGCTTTTATTGCTAGGAAGGTTTTCAGTTTTGTTATCGTAGAAGTTTTTTATCATCTACTTCTTATACTTTACCATTGTATAAGCTCGGCATATGTTTTCATCTTTAACTTAATAGTAAGATGCAGGAGACTCTTGGAAATATTTTTGCTGAATTGCTCAATTTCTATGCTCTACAAGAAATGCTTTTTTGTAAAAATTCTAAAACATCTCTCTCGGCATTATCCAATTTATTTAGGAGGACTTCACCGATTTTCCCCTGTTCAAATCTGAGATTTCTCTCATATCGGGCAATATAAATTAAATATCTATAATATTTTCTTTGTAAAAAAACATTAGAATCTTTATACATTAAATTTAAAAAATTTATTGCATTTTTACCATTTAAAATAAACATCTGAACATTAGTATTTCTTTTATCTTTTATTAATTTTCTATCTTCATGTCCAATTGTTTCTAAGCACTTTTTTAAAAAATCATTAGTGCCTAATAAACTAACAGAAATAGCTCTTTTTAAAGGATTACTTATACACCCATCTCCATCAAAATACCCTCTAATAAAATGTCTAATTAATTCAGTTGGAACTTGTTCTTCTGTTGGAAATTTTAATATTAAAGACTTTCTTGGAACTACTCCTTTATCTATTAAATTTCTGCAAAATACAACATCCGCCAACATTAAACGACACCTAAAATGGTCTTTTAAAATAGGTTTTTTGAAATTAATTGCATCCTTAAATATTTCCAAATGAGATGAATCAGATAATTTTAAAGATAATTCAAATAAATTTACTGATTTTTTACCTTCTCTTACATTACCATCTGCTGCAATAAATCCTAACCAGTAAGCTTTTTCTTCTGAATCTATTTTTTCAAAGTAATCGTAATTGAAAATGGCTTTAGAATTATTAATAATAGGAATTTTATATTTTTTACTCCCCCTATTTAAAGTAGTTCTACTAATACCATATATTTTTTGAATTTTAGTAACACTAATCTTTTTTTTTAAATGGAGTTCTTCTAAAAAATACCTTATTTCTTTTTCAGTATAAGCTTGTGTTTTTTTACGCATTTTAATAAATTTTGTTTCACAACAAATTTATTAAAAATATTTCAGATAATCAAATATTACCAAATCCCGTACCTAATTCAAAAATAACTTTTTTATGTTTAGCTAAATCATTTACTTGTATATTTTGTAAATAATCTTTTTTTTCATTCACATAAGAAAAAGAAAGAATTTTTCTTTTTTCATCTTCATTAATTTTTCTAGTTATCATTTTTTAAATCTTTATATAATTTATACAATGAAAAACAAAATAGAGGAATACTAACCACTTTTATATATAAAGGAAAACTATTCCATAAACTAAAAATTACTAACGATAAATAAATAAAAAGTAGGGTGATTAAAATATGCATAATTTTTCACTTTCTAATTTTAATTTATAAACTTTGCTACCTAAACTACATTTAGTATAATCTCTACCGCCATCTATAAAAACACCATCTTTTTCATTATAATGATGTCTATAACAAGAAATCAAGTAAGTTTTTTTACTTTTAACAGCATCAAAAACAATATCTTTGTATTTTTCTCCATTAGTTATATAAACTTTATTTGTAAACATTTGAACAAATAAAGTGAAATAGTGAGAATGTCCTAATTCTAAATTAGGAACAGATTGATAAAACAAACTTTCAATTCCTGTATTTATATCAAAATCTCCAATATAAATAGCATTATATTGAGCTTCTAATTTTTTTATTTGTTTTTTAGAAAATATAATATATTTAGCTAATTTAACATTTACTTTTTTCATAAATAATATTTGGTAATTTAATATTAGGATTGTTACAAGTAAATAAAATCCCTTTATTAGGAAATATGCTAATAAAATCTTGAATAAACTGAGATTCATTTTCTGAATATTTTTCTGTTTGATATTCACTTTCAGGTTGAACATCAATGACGTGCTGATTCACGACATTATCAAATCCATATTTAAAACTCATGTTTGGAAAAAGCGAGGATAATATATCAATACCTTCTATTACTAATTGTTGAGGATTCATAAATCAAAATAAAGTTAATTGTTTTGGATAAAATGTATCAATTATTTCTTGAACTTTATTTATATAAAAATCATAATTAATAGGGAAATCTTTTGCTAATTTTTCTGTTTTTTCATTAACAATGTAAATAGGAGTGTCTTTAAGAACATTTTCCATTGTGGTTTTTCCTTCTTTTTGTTTATATAAATAAGCTCCTTTATTCCTTAAAGATACAAAATATCTATTTAATTGTTGTGTTTCTTGTCCGTTATAATATACTTTATAAGTTTTACTTATTTTTTTTGCTGTACAAAAATCATAAATGTTTTCATGAGAATAAATAAAATCTTTTATATTTATATTATTAACAAAATAATTTCTTATTGTCTTAGGAATTATTAAAAATTCATTACTTCCATCTAATACTTTTTCAGATATATACATTCCTTTTTCTTTAATTTTTCCTGATTCTGTAATTGCTAAATAATCATTAACACTTGACATATATATTTTGCTATACTTATCAGTTTCCCATACTAAATTAAATAAATTAGAATGTTCTTTTAATACATCTAAATATTCATTTTCTTGAGAAATTTCTATTAATGTTTCTGCACCATCTGTATTTAATATTAATGTTTTAACATTAATATAATATAACATTTCAAGAAGTTTTAATAACTGTAATTGACCTGTTATCCTTAATGTTAAAGCGTTTTTTGGTGAATACATCCAAGAATGTGGTGAATCAATTAGTCCTGATGTAGAATTTAAAATAAGTTTAAAAAATAAATCTTTTGTTTTATTTTTTTCTTTTTTAGCTCTAATTCTATCTTCTTTAACTTTTTTATATACATCTAATAAAGAATCTTCAAGGAGATGATAATTAATTAAGTTATTAGGATACATTGAAGCTATGTCTGCGGTATATAATATTTGATTTTTATTTGGAATAAATAATTGATTTTTATTCATACTATGTATTCCTCCTATACCCATAGAAATTTTAATAAAACTTTCATCAAAATTTTTAAATATAAATTCTTCTGAAAATGCATTATAACTATTTTGTATTTTATTATATATTTTTTTTAATTGAGGATGTTTAAAATCTATAAATGGAATAATATCTCCTAATTTTATATAAGATGGTTTATCATATCTTTTTTTACGAACATTATTTATTTCACTTTTAGTAGATTTACAATATTCTTTTAATAACATTTCAGAAGCAATTTTAGCTCCATCCCAACTAATACAAGAAAGATTAAAATCTTTTTTAATTGCTATTCTTAAATTAATTTCATTTCTTAATTTTAATGCTAGTTTTTTTGTGATTTTTACATCGTTTTCATTATAATGTAAAATCAAATTTTTTTGCTCGTTTGTTAATTTTTTTGTAGTGTGATGAATAGGCATTTCAAGAACTTCTTCATCTAAATTTACAGCAAAAGATTTTAAAGAAAGTTTTTTAGATATTCTCAACATTTTACTCCAATATAAAAATAAATCTACTGATTCAATATTTTTAAAATATTGATATTTTTTATAAAGACTAAAATCATCATAATTATTATCTTGATTAATTACAATTTGAGAAATTTTATAAATTTCTTCATTATCTATTATATTATTTTGAATTATATAATTTAAAATAATATTATCAAAATGTAAATTATTAAAACCAATTAAATATTTTGTTTGTTTTAATAAATTTTTTATCTCTAATAAATCATTTTTTCTGTCAGATATTTCATATACAAATTTTTTATCATCTGTATATGAAATAAATACAACAGAAAAAAAACAAGGAAGAGTTTCTATATCAAATATAAGTTTCATTGTTTAATATGTATATATTAATATTATTATTTATAAAAAAACTTTAT